CCCGGCCTCGGGATCGCCATCGGCGTCCCAGTAGACCGCCTGCCCGGCCGCAAATGCGGTTGTCGCCTCGCGCGGCAGATCGAAGATACCGGAGACGCACAGCGCGCCCAAATCTCCGTCGGCGATATCGCGAAGAGCAATGCCGACCAACTCCTCCTGTACCACCACATCCCCGGAGTCCACGTCGGCGCCGTCCGGGGTGTAGTCGACCATCTCCTGCAGTCCGCTAACGAATTTCGCACCCATGATTTTTCTCCTTTTTGGTTTTCAAAATTACGCCGCCGCTCCCTTGCTCTTCACTCCCGCGCGGTACTCTCCGAGAGCAACGCCGAAATCCCAATACACGCGCCAGGTGGCACCGAGAACATTGATATCCCCGTCAACGCCCTGATACTCCACCGTCGGAGATTGCAGCCCGTTGAGATACGCGATCTCGAACGCGGGAACATCCCTCGGGTCGGCGATGAGATACCACGCGGTAGTGCTATAGCCGGTGAGATTGGAGTTCTCCAACCAGGGGGAAACCAGCACCTCAAAGTTTCCGGCCCAAACGTTTACATCAGGCTCTTTCGCCTTGCTAGAGGCGCTCGCCAACGCAGTCACGATCATGGACGCGGACCTATCCATTAACGCCTTCGCTGTCTCTTCGAGCGCCGGAGGAACGAGGAGGATGCGCGGCTCGATCATCACAGGGTCGCCGTCCGGACCCGTCTGGTTGCGGAACGTCTGGACCGCCTCGCTCAAACTCGTGATCGAAAGAACCGTATCGGCACCGTCGATGTAGTTATCGTGCGCGGCGGTGAAATGCGTAGAGCCAGCTCCGGTCCCGTTGATCGCCGTAAACATCGCCTTTTCTCGCGCGACCGCCGCTTTGCGCCCCATTCGTTGCGCCGTCTCGGTGAGCGCGCCGAGTTCGTCGTTCGTGATGTCCTGCCGCGTGACCGACAACAGCGAGCCGTAGGTCTTCAGCTGCCGCGTACGGGATTCGTTCCCCAGGCTCAAATGCTTGAGCGTGCCGTCCGGCCCGACCTCGGCCATGTCGCCGTTCATCGCCATACTGTACACGGTGTGAGAATGGAAATTCGCGTGGCTCACCGGAGCCGCGATCCGTTCGGCGATGCTCGCCACCGAGCCAAACGATTTCGCCAACGCCTTGTTCGCGACCGCTCCGACGATGCCGCCGAGGTCCGACGTCGAGAACGCCGCGCGGACCCAATCGCTACTACGATAGTCCGACGGCAGATCGATTCCACTCGACGCGGCAATCTGTTCCGCAGCCCACCGGATGCCACAATTGCGCGTTTTGCGCGCAGCCTCGACAACCTTCTCCCCGTGCTTTTTGTACAGCTCCTCTTCGGTCGCCACACCGGAGGACATGCACAACGACGCCTCCACCACGCGTTTCGTGTCCATGTCTCCGCCCCCCTTCCGATTGTAGTTCCGCGCCATCGGGATCGATTCCCGCATGGCCTTGATAACCAGCTTTTCCGTTTCCTCGACCGTCATCCCCTCGCGGATCGCCGACGCCCGAACCTCCGGGTAATGCGCCGCAATGACGCCAATCGTCTTGACCCGCGCGGTCTCCGCAGCCAATGCGGACGCCTGCGCAGCAGGCGCAGCCGCAGCAGCCGCAGCAGGCGCAGCAGGCGCAGCAGGCGCAGCAGGCGCGGCCGCTTCAGCGGGCGGATCCTCCGCCGAAGCCATCTCCGCATCGTATTTCTCGCGCAGCCCGGCGATTTCCTCTTCGCTCAATTCGGCGGATTTCTTCCCTGTTTGTTCCTCGCACCACTGTTCGAATTCCATCGTCATTCCCTCCGTCATAGACATGTCTGCCGATGCCACCAAACGCGCGCTGGTGGCATCATCGGCCCCGAGCGCGACAAACGAAATTTCGCCCAACACTGACCTGCGAACGATATATACAGGGCCGGAAAATTCCTGGTCGTTTGCGCTGGCGGACTGGCCATCAGGAACGAAAACCGCGCTAACGACTCGCGCACCGATTGACGCCTGCCAGGGGAACCCGTTGTCAGCCGATCCGATAATCTCCTGTGCGGCTTCGCCAACACCAGAGATAACGCCGGACGCCGTAACGCCTGAGCCGTCAACCGTGACGGATTCTGTATGACCCACAATTCGGTCGGCGCAATGCTCCATTAAAATCGGACGCGATTTTTCGCCGACATCCAATCCGATAAGGTCAACAACAACCGGATGGAGAAACCCCATTAAATCCATTTTCGAGCCGGTATACGCGACCATCGAAAACTTGCGCAAACTCTCCGCAGAATCCGCAGCCGCCGCACAGAGATTGACGACTCCCGACGAATGAATCATTGAAGGTATTTTATTTTTCTTCATATATCGTATCTCCGTTTTCATCTGCAATCGGTTCCGGATTGACAGCCGAAACGGCGGGAGATTGAGATATGCCAAGCGACCGCATCATCTCCAATTCAACCGCTCGTTGTCGTAGAACATCCTGCCAATCTAGACCGCGTTTTGCGCATTCGCGCGCAAGTGTCGTTGTGTTGTTTGCCAATAATTTCTCTTGCGCGGACGCCTCTTTTTGCGGGTCGACGTGCTCCCGCTCGTCCCAGAACCATTGATACTCCGGAAGTTTTAATTCATAGTTTCCGACCGCATAGTATTCAGAAAACCACGCGCGAAGAATTTTCGAAAGCACGTTGTTTTCGAGACAAACCTGATCGACGCGGACAGATCTTCCGTATGTTTGAAAATCCAGTCTACCTCCCGCATAGCTATAATCCGACGAATCGCCGGAGGCGACCGCGTACACCATATTCATACAACGCGCAATCTCGTTTAAGATTTCGCGCTTGAACTCGGCATATGTAGAGACCGGCTGCTCCGGCTTAATTTGCCCCATTTTCCAGCCGTCCGGCATTGTAACGAGCATATTCCGGGTGAGTTCGATTTCGTCGAACGCGTCGCCAACCGACGCCTCGCCATTCGCGGGAGAATCCGTATATAGGATGCCGGAGAAATTCGCAGCCGCTTCCGCCGCTGAAATGACGGCCAGGGTGAACCGCCGCAGTTGAGCGAACAACGGCAACGCCGGAGTAATCTCCGGAATCCCCCGCGTCTGCCCCGGTCGATCCGGCCGGAAATAATGGATGACGCTATCCGCAGGGAAAACCGTATACGCCGACGAGGCGTAATTCCCGCCGGGGTGCTCGTCCAGGACGTAATACTCGGACGGGTTCCCCCATTCGTCGAAAACGATTCCGTCGTCGTCCGATGCGTTGAAAATCGGAGCGGTAACCTGCTCCGCTTCGATCATCCGCAAATCAATTTGCACTGGGTGACGAACGCCGGGGTTCCGCAAAATGACCGCGAACGCCTCGCCGTCCTGCACCCGAGCCATGCGCATTGTGCGGAGTTTTTCCGCGAAATTTATTTCCCGCGCCCAATCCGCAAACGCGGTTTCAATTTCACGATTCAACGTTTGATCGGAAGTCATGAGCTGAAGTTTCGGCCCAGTGCCGATTGTGTCATTCGCGATTGTCAAAACGATCCCGCGCGCGTAGGAATTGTTCGCCACCTCGTACCGCGAACGCGTACGGAGGATAGACCGCACGGACGCGGCGTTACTCGCCGTGGGGGAGAGAGAGTCAGCGTTTGCCCAATGCTTGCGGTTGTCGGCTCCTGCGAGAGCAGCGTCATATCGCGCGCGAATCTGCATAGCCGAAAATGATTTTGCCTTGTCTCGTGCGATCATCTATTCGGCCCCCGGCGGAACAATCCGACCGAACCGCAACCCGCCGCCAACGGAAGAGGATGCCGTTTTTGAAGAGAGATATCTATCGGCGGCGATTTGTTCGGCGAGAGAGTGTTGCGTAATGGATCCGGCGTCCCCGGATGCCGATTTCGGACCAAGCGCGTTTTCCTCGATTTTTGCGGCGCGTTCCGTATCGGACATTCAGAGCCTCCGGTTGTGTGTGTGTTTCGCAACCGAGACGGGCACCCGAAACGCAAAAAGGCCGCGCAGGGATGCGGCCCCGCACGGCCTTTTATCTGGGGTTTGCGCGGGGGATCAGCCCGCGTTGCGCCCGTATCGGTTGTCTGTTCGCAATTTACATATTATGTTTCCGATTGCAAACCATATTTTCGGAATCCGAAATACCATCATTACATATGCGGATTTTTTCTATTCAACGCGCCGTTCTCGCGTAGTCATCCGCTTACCGCAGCTCCTGCATTCCCGCCGCCTATACACGGTATCGCGCCTGCGGTAGGTCTGTATTACATACAGGTGCCGACAACCGCATTCCGTGCATTCGATTCCGAGATATTCATCCTCGTTTTTTTCGTCCTCGTCATCCATTCCGCGAGCCCTTTTTCTTCCGCCTCTGCATTTCCGAAAACGATCCGCGACGCCCGATAGATGACGAATCCTTTTTGTCCCCAGCCAATTCAACACCCTGTTCTGACGCGGCGACCGCACATCCAACGACGCAATCCCAATAATGGTTCTCCGAGCAATTCGGCCGAACCCGCCATTCGTCGACAGACCGCCCACGACCCTCCGTCCTGATAGAGTATTCGGACGCCATATGGTCAAAAAACATTTTATGATCGGCCGGCTTCCCCCACACGGTGAGCGCGCCTGAATCCCCCATTGCAGTTCGCAGCCGAGACCGCACAAAACTTTTCCACCAATTCACATCGGCCATGATATACCGGACCGTGTTTTTCCCCTGCCTCGCGGGGATGCGCCAGTTGTATTCTGATACCCGGTCGCCAGGGTTCCGCCTGTATTCTGAGAAAGGCCTTGACGCCGACGTCAATCCGCGCCCCTTGCTGGGCATAACAACCGCCGCGTGATCGCTCGTTCGGCAAAATTCGTGGATCGTCTGCGATGCGTTCCCCTCGTTGGCGTCAATCAACAGGCGGTTGATCCGCAATATCGTCCCGTCATCGCGAGGCCACTCGCGACCGCACAACGACCCCACCAGGTGCGAGAACCCGGCACGCCATGCGCCTTCTTGGCCAGAGCCTTTGAACGATTTTGTCAATCCGATTTTAACATCACGCACCGCAAAATAACTTCGCCCTTGTTCCGGGAAATGGCCGTAATCGATAATATATCCCGTGAAATCCACGGCCCACGCAACGACCGCATAATACAAAATTTCGTGCTGGACATCAATAAACGCCGTGAGCCTCTCACAGGAATTCGGTATGTCACGCCTGCCAAGATTATTCGTTAAAGACTCCAAGTAATTGACTGAAATCTGAGTGTTGTCTTCAACCGCGCGCAAGGGCTCGTTCTGAAACTCCGACGCGAAAACCTCTTCGCCGTCGTCGATGAGGGCGTTGTAGGCATGTTGGATCGCGCTAATTTCGTTCTCCGCCTCACTGTAACAATGCTCCCATGACACCACCGCGCCCGCGTCCATCTCATCCCGATTCGCCGCGTAAAAATTCGTGGCGTCACGCCGCGCCCGCAGGTGATCCTCCGGGTCGGAGTCGTTATACGTCGTTCTCAAGTCTTTGTATTTTCCGATCCACAACGTTTCGTGCGCCGTCGCCCACGACCGAACAAACGGGATTCGTTCTCCCTGCCATGCGCTACGTTTTTTTTTGTCCAACAGCTGGTCGACCAAGTCGTCTTTCTGAATGACCGTGCAGGGCATCACCACCGACGTGCCCGTCTTGTGCCCGGCGCTCCGCAGAATCGCCTTGTGAATTACGTTCAATCGTTTTTCAACCTGGTTCGGCGATGCTGCGGAGTCCTCGTCTTGGGGGTCGTCGATGATGACAAAATCCGGGCGGATCTGATTTCCTTCCGCCGTACGTTTTTTCATGCCTCGGATTTTTGACGACGTAATTCCGCACGCGAAAATCACTCCGCTCTGCGCCTCGTTTTCATGCCAGGCGCCGCCTCGGTCATGCGCTCCCGGCACAACCGGGAGAACGATTGAGTTCCCGGACCATTCGATATTCGTTGACGATCCGTCGTACATCTGCCCCCCGGCGCGCTGCGCGATCCCCTCCAGCCGCAAAACCGGCGTGCATATGTCGGGGAAATCGGCAGCCAGTTTGTCCGACTCGAACGCCCCTTTAATCGAGTCCAGATTCCCCGATGACCGCGTCTCGTTCGCGCCGATGATAGCCACGTATTTTTTATGGCCGTAGCACAACGCCCAAACAGCCGTGAGTTCGGAGATCGTAGATTTCCCGAAGCCACGGTACACCGCCTCGACGAATCGGCCGCCGTGGAAGACGGCGTTCTGGATGCGCTGAATCACGCGGTAGTGATCGTCTGAGAACGGGTCTTTTCCTTCCGGCGCATAGGTCATGACGAACTTCGCGAGGTCGTAGCGGCACGACTCCCGCCGTGCGTAATCATCGATTGGCGGGATTT